TCTTGTCCGGATCATTGTCGTCCCGAACGGTGACTTCGATTTCAAGCTCGGGCCTGAGTTCGGGGGCAGCCCGCAATGCGGCGGCGATCTCCGCGGTGTTGAGGTCGAGCGTGACGGTCGGATCACCGGGCGGGGCGGCAAACACCGCGACTTCGAGCAACTCCTGGTCAATGCCGGCCATCGAGCCGTTGAAGGTGATGTGGGCGATGTTGGTCGCCGGGTTGCTCACCGAGAACGAACCCTCTTCATCGGCGATCACGGAAAGCGCGTCCTGGATTTCCTCGGGTCCATCATCCACGGACAGCTCGCGGGTCTTCTTGAACCCACGGCGAATCTGATAGGTGCCCTTGAATGTGGGCAGAATCTTGAGCGCCTGGATCTCGGGCCAGAGCGTGGTTGCCGATGCTCCGCCAGCCTGAACTTCGGTCACGGTCGGTGCCGGTGGCACAATGGTCTCGAATCCGGCGGTGGATGCGAGTGGTGCCTGAACCAGCCGGATCTCGTGGCGAAATTGCCCTGCGACCTGCGTCGAGCGCACGCGCACGAACGACACCGGGCGAAGTTCAACCAGCAGTCCTTCGGCGGTTGCGCCGGTGATGTCGTGGTTGTCTTCTCCGGTGGAGATGATCCACGAGCCTTCCTGTTTGCTGACCACCGTGTCATCGAGGCCAACGGCAGCGAGAGCGGATTGAACCGCGCCTGCCGTGGCATCATGTGGGATCGGCGCGGTTTCCTGCCCGTCCACGGTAAGCACGAAGAATCCAGACGTCGGCCGCGCATCGACAAATCCGATAGAGGCGCGGATGTGGGTGACGATTTTCTGAATTTCGATGGGAGATCCTTCGAGCGATTCTGCGAAGCGTAGGCCGATGCGCACCTTGTCGCCCTGGACGAAGGCCGGGAATGAAATCGCGCTGCCGCCAAGTGTGGTGGTCAGCCTGCGAGTGGTGAGGTTGGCATAGACGGTGGCCTGCATGGGGATGTCCTGCCCGTGCGGTCCGCGTCAACTCACAGCTCGAAATATGCCGCGTCGAATTTCGTCATGACATACGGAAACGGCGGTTCCAGCCCTGCCGCCTGTTCGGCTTCCTCCTCTTCCTTGCCGAGACGTTTGGCGAGCAGCCGCTCTTCCTTGTTCAGCCCAAAGCCGTCTTTAGTTTCATCACTCATAGCGACCAGAACCTCCCTGCCAGATTGCGGTTGCGCAGCACTTGGAGCGCGGTGTTGTAAGCGTCGTTGCCCGGAGCGAGCAGGCTGCTGAAAATCGAATCGGCGATGCCGCCCGCAAGACCGGTTACCAGGCGGATCGGCTCGATGGGTGTCGGATCAGGAATCCGCTGCGGTGCGTGGGCGAGATTCCAGAACTGGTCGTGCTTCACGAACGCGGTCCAAGTGTCGTCCATCGGCATGTTGGGGGAAAACTTCGGTGGCGAAAGGAAATAGATGGTGGCGATCTTGATCGCGTCGAACTCGGGATCGGCGGTCCCTTCCAGCAGGTTGCCCATATCGACCTCCACGATTGGCTTGTATTTCGATGTCACATTCAGCCATGGGCGTTCCCGTGCCGCCGTGGTTCTGCCGTAATTGATGACGAGAAGCGTGCCGAAGCTGTCCATCAGCGGGTTTCCCCGGATGACATCCAGCTTTGCGGCAGGACGGTCGATATAGAGCACCACATCGCAGGCCCGCAGCAATGGCGGATCGCTGGCTGATTCGTATTGGACCTCCTGAATGCCTGAATTGAGGTTGCCTTGGAACACGACTTTTTCATCGGTAACGCCGAACTGGATGAAGAACTCAGGAACGGCCTCGAACTCAACGGCGATGTTCCCCGACATCGAAACCGAAACTGATTCGGCATCCGCTCCCTTGCCGATGATGCGGGTGCCGGGAACGATGATTTGCGGTGACTCAGTGATGAGCGCATCCACCGGTTGATTCTTTTCGGGGCGTGATCCGGTTTCCTCCTCGATCCGGTCAAGCGTGCGCTCGGTGGCGAGCATGGCCAGGGTGGAGATTTCCGGTTCCACCCCGTTGACGAAGCCGGGACGGATGCGGAACACCCACTTTTCCGCGATGTCGCTCCATTCCGGCACGATGGTCCATGGATGCACCCAACGGCGTGACGTTCTAACAAACCTCAACGGAAGCCGCCGCGATACCTCGTCGATCATCGCGTTCCATGTCCTGTGATTGATGATGGGGACCTTGCGCTTCATGTCGGGATGAAGAGGTGACGGCCGACGGCTTTCGCGTTCGGGTCTTTCTTGAGGTCTGCTTCGCTCGGGCGGCGTTCTTGGAACTCATAGCGGATGTTGTGATGAACGATCTGGAACACCTCCTCAACCGAACCGCCGTCGCTGGATGCCCGCAGGAATGCTAGTGGGTAATAGCCGAAGCCATCGAGCGGTCCCTTGGCGGAGTCGGTCTGAACAATCTCGACATTCTCACTCACCTGCTCGCCGGCCTTGTTTTCCTTCACCCCGGAAATCCCGCCGCTCACCGATTGCTTTACCTTGAGCGAGATGTAGATTCGACCGTCCTTCGACGCCTTCTTCGGATCCAGCTTGAGTACCGGATAGTCCTTGCCGCTCTCGCGGTTGCCGTCCTTGTCGCGGTTGTCGATGCGCCGTTTTGTTCCGTTCTCAGTGATGACAGGGATGATGTCATTCACGGTCCCGGGCGCGACACGCACGGATGATCCGCTCAACATCACACGGAACGGATGTCGGAACATCTGGTTGTCGCGAACACGCACGATGGTCCCGTGGGGCGTGACGCGAACATCAATGCCATCGTCCGGAACGATCCGCAGCGAATCCACCCAGCGAACGAGGCGTTCCCACGCATCGCGCACCTTCTCGCCCTTGCGCACCTTGAGTTCCCGCGTCGTCATTGTTTGCTGGCTTTTTCATAGACCTCCTCAACCCAACCGCTCGGCGGTGAGAGCAACCATTCATTCTCGATGCGCCACACGTCGCCATTCTGTGAAATCTTGGGCGGCATCGACATCCATGTGCGGCTGCCGAAATCCACCTCCGCAATCGACTCCGGCGCTCCCGGAATGCTGGAATACACCTTGCCGATGTCGTTGATCGCGTTCTTGGGGATCTGCTTCGACGACCAGGTGCGCGTCACGCGGGCGGTCATCACCGCATAAGTGGTGGTGCCGAACATCGGGTTCTTTTCACCCGGCTTGGCCTTGCCCTTGCCACCCAGGCCACCTTTGCCCTTGGACTCCTTGGGCATGAATTCGGGAAACTTGAGCGGGCCACCCGGTTCCTCGTAATAGCCTCCGTAGCTGTCCTTGATCGCCTTGAGGTTTGGATGTGATTCGATGGGTTCCTCGGAAAAGTCGAATCCAAGGTTCCACTGCTCGGTTTCAGCCGGGTCCGGTTCCTCGTCACCGGCGTATCCCTTGTAGGTGACGGTGACGATCCAGCCGTCGGTGCCATCGTTGAGTGCCTGCCAGGTCCGGCTCTGTTCGACCAAGCCGTGAAACCGCGCATGCCCGACGGTGGTGACCTCCGCGATACTCTTGGCATGATACGACACGGCGAATGTCGAAATCATGTTTTCGTCCCTGCCGCCGCTCGCGCCTTCGAGAATGGTGTTCTCAGCCATGGCTTATGCGAAAACCGCCTCCCCCGGTGTCGTGGTGTTGCCCCTGTTCTTGGTGTTGTCGTGGATCTTCTTGAGCCAGTCGGTCTGCCGCTTGTTTTCCTCCAGCAGTCCAGCGTTCGCGCTGCGGCCGAAGAGCATGTTCATGGATTGCGCGAATCCACCGAGCGCCGCGCTGCCGCCACCGGCGATGGCTGCCGGGGCCTTGGGCGTATCCGCCACGGATGCCATGCCGATCTTCTTGCCCTCCTTGGCCTGCGGGATCGTCGCCTTGATGCGCTCGACTGTTTCACCGAACTCGCGCTTCATGCCTGACGTGTCGATGGCCTCCGCAGTGTTGGCGAAAGCCTCGTTGAAACGGTTCTTCACGTTCGCACCGGCTTCGGCCAGACGTTCCGCAATCTTCTGCGCGGCAGGCTCCAACAGGTCGCCGGCCTTTGAGAACCGTGCTGCCGCGTCTTCATCGAGGATCGAGGCGCTTTCGCGGATGGTCTTCTGAATACCATCGAGCGCGGCGTCCTTGCCGAACAATTCGGCCAGCGGACGTGCGATCTCGATGATCTCCGCGAAGCCCTTTTGTAGGAAGCTGATGGCTGATAGAAATATCCCGATGATGGCATTGCCCATCCCGCTCCAGAACTCGGGAGTGGTGAGGATCTGGAAGTAGGTGACCGCCGTCTTGAAATACTCGACGATGTATTGGCCGGTGGCGGCGATGGTTCCCCGCAGGGTGGCCCACAGAAAATTCACGCTCTGGGCAAAGGCCAGTTTGAGCGACGACCAAACGAGATTGAGCGCCTCTCCGCTGCGGAAGATCGCCACGAGGAACTGTCCTGCCTCCGCCAGCTTGGGCTTGGCCATTTCCACGAATTCGAGGAACTGAGGCGTGAGCGATGCGAGTGCTTCCGCGAGCGGCTTGCCGACTTCCTCGAATCCCTGATTCAGCGCGGCCTTGATCTGGACGGATGCGTTCGCCGTCGCCGCCGCCGTGCCGCCGACCTGCTTTTCGATGGCGGCGAGAACCAATGCCTGCGCCTCGTGCATCCGGTTGGACTCGGCCAGAGCTTTGATCTTTTCCTTCTCCTCTTCAGTGAAGGTGATTCCGGAGCGCCGCAAGGCAGCAAGTCCGTTGATCGGATCGTTGAGTGCCTTGCCGAGTTGCACGGCATTTTGTTCGGCAGCACCGAAACCGGCCGCCGCCATGTCCACCGCCGCCTGGGTGGCCCGGTCAAAGTTGCCGCCCACCTCATCGGCGGTATTGGCGAGTTCCTTGAACGTGAGCAGCTTCGCCTGGGTCATTTGGATCGCATTGCCGTCCATGCCGGTCTGCAATTCGATCTTGTCCGCGAGGTTGTTGAGTCGTTCGGCCACCGCGTCGGACTGGTCGCCGAACAATCCCATCGACTTGGCGATGTTGCGGACGCGTGCGTCGGCGGAGTTCGCCGCTTCACCCGACAGGATTAACTTGTAGGTGAGCGCACCAATCGCCGCGCCTGCGGCAGCCACACCGGCGGCAACAACCGCGGTTCCCATCGCCACGGATTTCATGGCGCTGCCCATCGACGCGAATCCCTTGGACGCGCCCGATGACATGCCGGCCATCGAGTTCTTGAGTCCACTCGTCGCCGACTTGGCACTTTTCAACGCCGACTGGAATCCAGCCGTGTTGAGCGTCAGCAGTGCGGTGAGCTTGGCCATCCGGCCACGGGTGGCATGTCAATCGAAGCCGGACTTCCCCTTCACGTTGGCGTAGAAATAGAGCAGCCGTTTTTCCATCGAGCGGGTCTGCACCCGGAGCGCGGCATTCACACGCGCGCGCAGGCCGTTGACCTTGGAAGACCACTCGACCGCGTTGGTGATCGACGCGCTGATCTCGCCCTCCCTCACCTGGATGTCGGTGCTACCGGGCGCGGCGTGGCGCGACACCCACGCGGGCACGCGGATCTTTCCGACGCTTCGGGCCGCTGTCGCCCATGCCGATGCGAGATAACCGACCCGTGCCTTCTTCGCCTTGATCAGCTCTGCGATCAGCGCCTTCGGTGCCTTGATCCTGGTGCCGCCCTTGGCCACGCGCATGGTGCCGCTGCGCCGACGAGACTTGAGCACGGAACGCATTTGCGCCATCGAGTCCACATCCGCCCGCTTCGGATCGGAAACACCGCGAAAAACGGCTCGGATGTCGCCGGTGATCGCCTGTTCGCCGAGCTTTTTCGCCTTCACCCCGCGTGTGCTGCCACGGCTCGGTGGAGTGAAATCCAGCAAGTGACGAATGAAGCCGCGGACCTGTTCCTTCATGAAGGTCTCACCATCGCGCTTCGAATAATGGGCGAGCCGGTCGGCGGCCCGCTGGAACTCTTCCACATGAAGATCGAATTTCACCTCATCACCCATCGTCCTCGTTGCCATCGTCAACCATGCGGTCGATGAGGCCGATCAACTCGTCGGGCGCAAGTGCCTGGATCGACTCTTTGGTCGGTGGCTCAAGCGTCCAGAGGTTGGCCGCCTGCAGCGCACAATGGTAATACTGGAGGGACCGCGCCATTGGCAGCCGCCAGATGATGAATTCCTCGCTCCATCCGGTGTCCTTGGCGATGGTGTAAACCGCACTCGCCAGCCACCCGGGATTCAGGACTTTCCCGGCGCGTCGCCCTCATCTGATGGGTGCTTGCTTTCGACCCGAACGCTGGATGCGGCAACCATCGCGCTGATTCGGTTGATTTCTGCCATCAACACCGGGATCATCTCGAAGGTGATACCGAATGCGAACTTGAGCACGCATCGCTCCGCGGTCCCATCAAGCACGGCAGTGACAACTTCATCGAGAGGGGCAGACTGCATCCAGGCGAATGTGATGATTTGCCGCTGCGTTTCAGTTTCGTCCAGCTCAACTGGCTTGAGGATCTCCGTTGAGTCATCATCATGTTCCTCGTCTGTTTCCTCGGCTAACTCGCCATTCAATTCCTTCTCGGCTCCATGCTGGGATTTTCGATCAGTTTTCCAATCTGAATCCGGGTCACATTCATCATCGTCATCAAATTCGACATCGAAATCCTCTTTTTTCCCTCCAGTGAACAAGGTGAGGTTCAACATGTATGCCAGTTGCATTGAACCAAAGGAGAAGGGACGAAGCTTGAGATTGCCGATTCGGCGCTCCCTGTCGTCGATCATGCCGGAAGCAAGCTTGTTTTCGCGGGCGTTCATTGTGTCAGAATTCTGCTAGAATTTGCTCGCGCCGGGCTTTCGAAGCCTTGTCGGACCCGCTCGGAACGATTGCGATGCGCTTGCCTTTGCGGACGAGAATCATCGGGCGCATGGTTTTAATTGTGTCGAGAAGCCGGTTGTGCTGGTCGTTCATGGCCCGCAGATAGGCAATCGGGTGGTTGGCGTTGGCCTCGCACCAGTCCAGGGACTCGTATCGCTTGCGGAACTCGTCGAAGGTGATGCTTTCCGCGCCCTCGATGGGTGCGAAGCTGATCTTCGCCGCGCCGTCCATGAGCCAGGTGACGGTGCGCTTCTCGCCGTTGGGCGTCTGTTCGACCGTATCAGAAAACGCTGCTTCTGTGGCGAACATGCCTCCGCTGGCGAGTGCCGCCGCGACCAGGCGAGTGTTGCGGCTTTTGGTGGGCTTCGTATCGTGATCGCGCACGACGCTGATGGTGATTCCTTCTTTCATGGGTGATTTCTCGGGTGATCTGTTGGGAGCTTCATGCCGCGCTTGCGGCGGGGTGGTTCACTCCGGACACTTCGAACGAGTCGTAGTCCTCGTTGGTCTGGGAGTTCTTGACGGAGGTGATGATGGTGGTTCCGCCCGTGATCTGCTCGGGGACGTAGGCGGCGGATGCTCCACCAAGCAGCGATTCGTCGGCGACACCACGGCCCTTGATGGTGAAGCTAAAGGACGGGTCGTAGCGGTTGCCCGTCTCGAATGCGCCGTCGTTCTTCTTGATGATTTTGTGTTCGAGTTGCTTCTGCACGTCCACGCTCTCCACCAGGGCGGCGGTGACGCACTTGACTCCGATTTCGTTAAACGCGGCGGGCATGGAAGTAATGATTGTTAGATGTCGTCGTAGGCGACGGCTTGGATTTCGAAGCCTGGGAAGTCGTCATTGCTTTCGGTCACCTTCACCGAGGTCACGAAAGACGCGCCCTTGGTGATCGCCCCGGCGGCTACATCTCCGAAGTTTACGGTGCCCTTGCCGGACAGCGTGATGCTGCGGGTGATGAGCTTTTTCGGCTTTGCCACGACGGTCACACCGAGCGAGTCGCGCAGGGTGGCAACCTCGATGGACGCGTCGGCGGATGCCTCCTGGGCGTGGCCGGTGGCGGGCGCGAGTCCGTGCAGATTGGTGACTCCGAAAGTGGCAGGCATGACGCCTACGGCGCGGTGTCAACCGGCGTCCAATCCACGCCGAGAATCCCTTCGATTGTGGTCAGCCACCGATCATCATCGGTGACAGCCGTGGCGTGGGCTTTCGTCCTGAATCCGCCGATGGTGAATCCGTTCGCCGCAGGCAGGACACCTTCCATGATGCCCTTCACCGCATGGGCAAGCGCGGCGTGTTGCGCGCGGTCATCGGTGGGTGAAGAAACGAGGATCTTCACCGTCGCCCGGTGCAGCGGGCCGACCACGTTTTCAATCGAATCTGCCAGCACAAGAATCGCGTGGGATTCGGGCGTGCGAACTTCGGCGGAGGTCCCGGTGAACACCTCGGGCGCAGTGGTGAGTTGCGCAGAGGTGAACAGGCCGGCCATGTAATCTTCGATGGCTTGGTTCATGATGGTTTCAGCGGCGGGCCACGCGGTATTCGATGATGCCGGAGCCGGGCTTGCGGTTGATTTCCTCGATCTTGTGGCGCTCTCCGCCGATGAGGACCGTGTCGTTGTGAGCGGGTGGTGGAGTTGGCAGGTGCGCCACGAGCAACCGGACCGTGAGCGCCCCGTCCTGAGTGAAGCCGCCTTCCTCAAGATCGACGGCCAGTCCGCTTGGCGAGACCATCGCCTGATACTCCTTGCCTCCGATGGCGACAGGGACACCGGCATCGCGGAGGATTTCAACGAATGCCTCGGCGGCGGCAGCTTGGATCGAGTTCACCCACAAGTCGGCATGTCAATCAGCGCGTCCCAAGATTTAGGAGCAAAACAATGAAATTGCCAAGGCATGTATCATTCACCCGGTTCATGCCCCGTTTGAGCACATCGAAGCCAACCCTTATCAGACGGATGTGATTTCCTCAAGACCTAGATATTTTACAAAAAAACATTCATATCCAGTGTCGTCGTCTGTTCCGATAGGCATTAACTCAACAGACGCAAGAAATACGCGGGCTCCAACAACCTGCGCATCGGCTAAAATTTTGCTGAATTTAGCAGGTGCTCTTTCAGGTAGTTCCGGCACCCTGGCGCAGATTACGGCTATCCAACACAAAATTTCAGATTTTCTACACTCAATACATCCTGACGGGCCACTGATTTCAATATCACCAGATTCAACACCTTCATTTTGCAAGTCATTTGCTACGATGACCTCTGATAAGAGCTGATCACGATACTCGACCTTAGAAAGCTTTTCGCTCCCATCAAGATGCCTTTTAATTTGGGGTTCACCGTTGCTATCGACTATCCTAGAAACTGGCGAAAGCGGCCTGAATAAAGGTTTGTCGCTACGATTGCTGAAAATGCGGCTGAAAATTCCCATGGCTTTATTTTACGATCTCGATTCTATTCATCTTTCTGGAAACCGCAAGATGCTTGAAGGCACTGTGGAAAACAATAATGCACCCCCTCCCGAAGATCCGAGAGAGGGTGCTGATGCCAATCGATCCACGGAAATTGGTTATCCCACCGGACGGATGATGCGCTCCAGCATGGGCTTGTTGCCGGGTGCGAAGCCATACATCAGGGTGAAGCTGACTTCCTGCTTGCCGAGTCGGCCGTCGTAACGGTCGCGGACCTGCATCGAAAGACCGGTGCGCGGGTCGGTGACGACACGGATCACGGTGTCGCCGGTGTTGGCGGGCACGTCCGGCACGCGAGCGGCCATGATAAGCGACTCTCGGATGCCGGCGAAGCCAACCAGACGCTCTGCATTTTCAGGGAGCGCGGAGTATTCGATCACGGCGAACCCGTTCACGTCGGGCAGCATTCCGGAAACCACCACGTTGCTCGCAGCCGGGGTGATGTAGGCTTTGTAAAGAGCCTCGTCCTTCTGCAGCGAGTTGTAGTAGTCCGAGTTGAGGAACATGAAGCGGCCCATGTCGGGAATGAAGCGCTTGTTGAGCTTCGTGCCGATGTCCACCACGTCGTTGCGACCGAAATCCACGGCTGCAACTTCGCTCTTGTTGTTGAAGTTGGCGTTCACGATGAGCGCCATCAGATCGTCACTCACCTTGCGTCCGAGGGCGTATGCCACCTTGTCGGCGTAGCGTTGGTTCAGGTCGATCTCGCTGGTGGACCGTTCCACGTCGGTGATCGAGTAGCCCGCGTATGCGTGCTTGTCGATCTTCACGGTGACATCGACTTGCGCCTGGTCGTCGGGGACGTAGCCGGTCGCAGGATCGAAGTCATGCGCCACAGTGGGCGTGACGATGTGCGTGACGATGTCCTGATTGAACTTCACGCTTGCGGACGAAAAGTCCGTGGCGATACGGCTCAGGATCGGGAACTTCGCGAGCAGGGTGGTGAGCGCCGTTTGGGCGATCAGCGGAGAATTGACGGTGGCGTTGCTGTTGGACATGGCGGCTTAGCGGTTGAAGTGAGATGCGAGGTGTTGGTGATAGAAGGCGGCGGCTTCGTCGGGTTTGTTGGCGTTCACGAGCCGCGTGTATTCGGCGACGAGGTCTTGAAGCGAAGTAGCCTGGGTGACGGCGGCTTGATTGTCCCCTGCGGGAGTGACACGGGCGGGCATCGTGGTGCCGGTGGAGGCGACGAGGCGGGCAACCTCCATTTGCAGGCGCTTGTCGAAGTCAGTCTGCGATGCCTCAAGCTCGGTGACGCGGGCCTTCAGAGTGGCGACCTGCCCGATGGCTTTGTCGTGCTCGCCGGTCAGCGTGTCGAGTTGCGCGGAAAGCGTTTCCACTTCGCCGCGTAGGGAAGTGACGGTGGCCGTTTCTTCATTGAGAAGTTCGGTCTGTGCTTGGTGGTCCCGCTGGAGATTGGAAAAATCAACGCGGACTTGGGCGAGTTCGTCTTCGATGGTGGTGTCCATTGCCCGTGATCCGGTGTCAACCGACGCGTGATAGACGCGCAGTCGGCGCATGGCTTCGGCACGATCTTCGACCATGCCCGCGAGGTTGTGGCGTTGGGCCTGCTTGCCGCTGAAGGTCTGGCCTTCCATGGCCTCGGCTGGAATCGCACGTTTCTTTGCCAGCACTGCGGCGTGGAATTCCCCGGCGATTTCCGCGAGGTTGGAAGAGATGAGTTCGCGCTGGTCGTCGGTGAGCGGGGTGCCGGGTGCGCCCATCGCCTTGTATTTGCCTACCGAAAAGACTTCTACCTTGATGCCCGCCTTGTCGAGGGCCGCACTGTTGTCGATTACGGCCTGCACGACACCGATGGATCCGACCTGTGCGGATGGTGTGGCGTAGATGGCGCGTGCCTGGCTCGCCACCCAATAGGCGGCAGAGCACATGAGGCCGGAAGAGAAGGCATAGACCGGCTTTTTCTTGTCCAGTGCGGCGACTGCATTCGCGAGTTCCGGAGTGCCGGCCACCGTTCCACCCGGCGAGTCGATGTTGAGAAACACCGCCTTGATGTCATTGCGTCCCGCAGCCTCGCGAATCGCATCGCCGATCTCTTCGGAACTCGTGGCACCGAAGAAGATCCGGGCGAAAAGGTCGGGCTTGCGAAGGATCGGACCTTCAATGGAGACCACGCCGATGCCGTCCTCGACGGATAACAGGGAACTTTCGGCTGCCTGCTTCGGGAGCATCCCGCCGCGATCCACCAGTCCCCGCAGGGAAGCGGCCATGGATTGCAGCGCCTCAGGCTGGATCAGCCACTCGCGATTTTGAATTACCGGACTCACGCTCCGATAGCGGTGTCAACGCGGAGCCTGATGGCTTCCATAGCATCTCAACCGGCACGCCATGCTTCTCGGCGGTTTCAAGAATGAGCTTTGCATCACTGGCGCGGCGTTCGATTTCCTCGCCAAAATCCGCACCGAGTTCCTGGAAGTGATCTGACAGGGTCTTGAGTCCCATCTCCACGTCAGCACGGTTCTGTTGTGCTTCGCGTCCGGCGTCCACCGTCACCCGCTTCGGCGGCACGGAGGAAATCTTCCACCAGCCTTCGATGGCCGGGAGGATTCCACGGCTGATCGCATCTCCAATCACGTAAGTCCAAATCGGACGAATCATGCGGCGTTCGAGGATCATTTGGCGGAACGAGAACCGACGATCCGCCTTGGCGACGATCAAACGCACACCCGCGCCGCCAATCTTGCTCGAATCCGCGGCAAACTCGAATGGGATCATGCCGAGCGCGGAGTCACGCCGCAGGTGTTCCAGAAACCCGGTGAACGTGGGTGAAGGCCGGTTGGATTGGAAACTTTCGAGCGATTCGTCCGGCTTGAGCGCCACCAGTTTGCCGCCGACGATCTTCTGGAGAGAGACAGGGTCACTGGCTTCCCCGCTGCCACCCGCCCCGCCGACCACGAAGTCGCCATTGTCGTCGATCTCACCACGCGCTGTTTTGAGAATGCGAGACACGTCGGAATTGTCCTTCACGGCATGCTTTTCGAGAGCGAGCAATTCCATCTCGTCGAGCACATGATTGATCGAATGCTGGATCGTTGGATGTGAACGCACGCCGCCCGCCCATTCTGGCTCGTGGATATGGAGGATCGAATCGGCGGGCATGTCGCGGGCCTTGCCTCCGTCTTCGATTACCCGATAGAAAAGCGGTGCGCCGAACGCATCGAGGCCAACGCCGTCCACGGTTTCCTTTGATCCGAACAGATCACCGATGCGGTGGCTTTCGAGTAACTGGATGCGCGGTTCGCCCTCGCCATCACGGGTCTTGTGGATGAAATACTCGCCGTCGATGTCCATGCCACGGCAAACAAGTGCCTGGCATTCCTCAAACGAGAATCGCCGCGTCACTTCACAGCGTGCCGCCCAGAGAGCGAAATAGGATTCTGCCTCACGGTTCCAATCCGGGTCGCGTGATTGTGCCTGGACTCGGATGCCGTCGCCGGTCGAGTAAATCGCCATGTTCGCGACCAACTCACGCACGAACCCGGAGTTTTTGTGCATGTATCGGGACTTGCGAACAAGCTCAGTGCGGACGGTTGAGGTCAGCTCATTGCGCGAATCCGTCGGCGCAGCACCAGGCACCGATCCGCGACGAGGCGACCAGTTGGCTGCCTCAAACGGCGAACCCCATGCTCGGGGCACGAGCACGGGGGGCAGCAGAAGGCAGGCGATGGCTTTGAGACGGTTCATTTCGGCAGGTATCCGGAAACATGTGAAGCGGCCACGTTGCGCGGGCGGCCGTAGGTGGCGGGATCCATGCGTTGCAGAGCGAATTCGCACTCCTTCAGCACCACATCGACCGGTAGGGTGAACTGCTTCGATGCCGAGCTGCCCGCCTCGTTCCAACTCATGAGAGTCTTGCCTTCGAACAGGAATTCCTTGGCCCGCTGATGAATGACGAGGATTTCAGCGAGGGTGAAATTGGTTTTGAGAAATCCTTCGGCCATGGACAGCGTCGGGTGTCAACGGGGTGCTCTGGAATAGTTGCTTGCTCCGATTACGGGTGATTGTATTATTTCCGTGAGCCGCTCCCACTGATGGAGGAGTATGTGTATCCCATCAGTGCGTAGGACCCAAAGTGCCACAAAACGCTTGGGCACCATCGGCTCACTTGCCTTTCCAGGTGGCATTCCGCCCCCGCGTGTCGATGTGGACGAATTCGGACGATGGATAGATGCCGAGACCTCCGGTGAATTTGCCCGCCTTACGCCATTCAAGCAGCCGGTCATAAACGCGTTGCGGGCTGATACCGTCGAAAGTGATGTCGAGCGCGGTGAACTCCTTGTGCTGGCTGAGCGGGGCACCGCCGACGGCACGGTTGTAGTCGGGCGAGCGGTAGGAACTCAGAATGCGGCAGGGTTTGCCGAATGATTCGCGGAGTTCATCCACGATGCGAAGAGTCGGCACGATGTTCTTCCACAAGCGTCTTGGCGGCGGGCTGTTCTTCACTCCGCTTCGCTCGCGGACGAAGTAGCTGGTGAATTCACCCGCGCCGAAGTGGCGGAACTTCTGCGCGGTGAACCACTCACTGAATGTTTCGTTGGCCATGGCTTACTTGGCGGTGCGAGGTTCAACCACGATCTCGACGCGACCGTCGGGATTGACGCGGATCAGCCCATCCTTGCTGATGAATTCACCCGTGATGCCTGGGGGCGTAGCGCACGAGGAAAGGAACGGCAGGGTCAGCACGGCCATGGCGAAGCAGAACAGGCCGATCTTGAACGACTTGTTCGGCTTGCCGTCGTCGAAGAGGTCGCCAAGAACGACGACGAGTTCTTTCACGGCGAGCGCGGCGGGACCCGCGGCGAGCAGGTATTTCGACATGCCGGGTTCAAGCAAACTGGCAACGCCGGTCAGATCGAGGGCGGCGAGCGTGGAGAGGCCGGAACCAACAAAGGTGAGGAAGCGAAGGATAGTGACGGTTTTCATGACTCCCCGTCCGGAGTGTCAACCGGGGCGGATGCAATGGACTCCCGTCCGACAATCTTGAGCATGGTGGCGGCTGCTGCCTGTTGCGCTTCGCAGTCGAAGTAGTGGTTCGGTCGCGAACCGATCTGTTTCCACATCCACTGTCCCTTTTCCTTGATGCGCTGCTCGCTTTCCATCTGGGCGAGGTAGTCATCGTCGATGTCGTCGGGGACCTCCCATGTCGGGCCTTGGGATGGATCCTGATTGCGACGCAGGCGTGCGAGCGTGTCCTTGATATTGAGGTTGCTCCAGTAATGGACGTGGCAATGCTGGCGATGCGACAACACCACCTTGCGTCGGGGCGAGTAAAACCGCTGAACAGTTTTGCCGTCGCGTCCCTTGTGTGGATAGACCGGGCGGCGGTCACCGATGAGCGCCACCCATCCGCGCTTGGCGCACTCGCGATAGACGTCGTAGGTCGCATAACCAGCGTCGAGGAAGACAAGACTCGGGTGAACCTCGAAGCGTTCCTGCAACACGTCGATGTCGGTGAAGGTGAGAATGCGCTCGTTCCACATCAGACGGCTAGATCCCTCCGCCGACCACGAGCGGACCACGACAAACAAGTGATCCATCTGGCAGTCCACCGTGATGAAGCGCAAGGGGATCAGGCCGGTGCGCTCGGGCAGCGGGGCGGCAATCACACGTCCGCTCTTCGGGTCAATCGCTCCCTCTTCTTCCCACGTCTCGCCGCGCTTGTAGCCGGATTTGACGATTTCGAGTTTGTAATCCTCAACGTATTCCCGCCACGGCAGGCCGAGACGCTTCTGATAGAACTGCTGAAGCAGCGAGACATCGCCTTTCCGCGCCGACGCCTTCGCCCGCAGGTAGAGTTCGGCCAACTGTCCCCAGCTCATGGCGCACAGCGCGTTCCAGTGGAAACCAACGTTTTCCTTCGATGCTTTTGGGTTCTTGGCAACGAAGGCACCGGTGGCATTGAGTTCGCGGCGTGTGCGCTCGCCATCGTTGAAGTAATGGTTGCACGATTCGCAGCGCATTGCGGTTGTGCGCCGGACCTCGTCAAAATCCCACTCGCCGGATTCATCGCGGGCCGACTTGCTCCACTCGACGCATTCCCACTTGAACGGCTGGCGGTGATGGCACTCGGGACAAGCGAACGTCCATTCGCGCTGGTCGGTCATCTCGAATTTGCGGTGGGTGTCGTCATCTTCCTCGCCGCCTTGGCTCATAAAGATGCACTTGCCCAGCCATCCGAACGCGGTGACGCGTGCCTCGGCCTCCGCCATGTGTCCCTGCGGCCAGCGCCACGTTTCGTCACCGATCAACCAGCGGATCGAACGGCGTTGCAGGTTGGTCTTGTTGTGCGCCCCGAGAATCCAGAGCGTCATGCCGTTGTTGAACTGGATCGCGTTGTTCTTGCGCTTGTGGCGGTGAACGCCGGTGGGCATGAGACGGGCGACCGGTTCGCATTGGTCGAAGAGCTTTTGCAGGCGCGACTCGGAATAATCGCGGGCATCCTCGTCGGTCTGGTCGAGCCACAGCGCGGGACCTGGCAGGTTGGAAATGATGTAGCAGAGGGTCAGCTCCGGCGCGGTGGTCTTGGATGACTGAACCGACGCGATGATCGAGACGAGCCGGATGCGCGGATCGACCAGCGATTCCATGACCTCACGAATCCAGGGCGAGTTTTCCGAGCGGAAGCGTCCAGGGTTTGGTGAATACGGAATAGCCTCGATGTGATCTTCGCACCACGCCCATGCAGGCCGCCGGTCAGGCGGCTGCCATGCCTCATGCCAGATTTCCTTGAGAGCATTCATGATTCGTGGAGGCAGCGCAGGACTTCGTCGATGGCGCGGCGGCATTCCCGCTGGATGCCGGTGGCGTCGAGACCGGAAAGAACGGGCGGAAGCTCGTTTTCAAATTTTGCCCGCAAGATGGATGTCGCCTGGGCAACCAAGCCGATCCATTCCTCGCGGACTTGGGTGAGCGAGACGTATTCGCCTTTCTTCACCGCAATGCGCAGCTCCCTTTCCTCCACCTCGGCCAACAGCTTCCGGGCCTTCAATGCTTCCTCGTTGCCGACCGGCACGCGGCCCGCATTCAGACCCCGCATTCGAACGAATTCGCGCCAGTCGGCCACTGGCCACATTCCGTTAGACAGCGCCTTGGGTGCGCCTTCCATCTTCTGCCAGGTTGTGAGCGTGCGCCGGGAAACGCCAAGCGCGGCGGCCAGTTCCACGAGAGTCTGCGCGTAGGAGAGCGTTTCCGCGCTGCCGGCCGCCCGGGATTCGATGCGGGTGCGTTCCGCAACAGTGAGCGGTTTGCCAGCGGCAACCTTCTTTACGATGTTCTGGAAGTCGGCATCGAGGATCTTCCCGGCGACTTCCGGATCGAGAGAGGGCCGCCCGTCATCATGGGGCCGTGGCTTGCTCATGGTTTCACCGCCACCCATCCGGC